CTAACCCGACGGTCAAAGACATTCTCAAAAGGCATCGTGACGGCAAATGCGCGAAATTTTTAGTCCCCGGAAATGATGACGAGTACACGCGCCAAATGAATTCCGAAGTTAAGAAAAAGATAATTGATGCAAAGACCGGAAAAGAGACTTGGCGATGGGTAAAAATCGGGCAACGCGCAAACCATATTTGGGATTGCGAGCTTGAACAAATTGTCTTGGCCGCAATGGTGGGCTTACTGGGGGACAGGCCCGCACCCGAGCCAGAGCCTATCCCGGAACCGCAGCCCGCCGAGACTCTCTAAGTTGACAACGGCTTTCTTTGAAAAGGGAAAGCCATGTTATTTGACCCAGCCACAGATTCAATTGAGGAAGTGCTAGCCGTCCGCGCAAAGGCGAAGGAATTGTTAGCGCAAGGCTTGGTTGTCATGGAATGGGGGAACGAAGGCACCAGCGCCCGCAAAGCGTTTGGTTTGCCTCTCAGGGACTTAATGCAAGAAACCCTTGCCTTCTTACGCCTCGCAGACCCGCAGACCTACGGACGCCGCGTAACGCGCACCCGTCCGGGATACACCCTGATTTAATCCATGCCACGTAAAGCCAAAAAAGTTATTAGCGAGCCAGCCGCCCCGTCTTACAAATTCGCCGATTACAGGGGGACCGACACGCGCAAAGCGCATGCGTCAACGCTTTACCCTAACCCGCGATTCACAACGCAGCTTCGCCCGCGCATTTACAATCTTTCGGATACTTCCGTTTCGGTGGATATGTCCACACGCGGAAACATGGTGCGTTACTCCCGCGAATTGTTCGCATCCATGGGCAGCATCGGGGGCGCAGTTCTCGCAAAAAATCAGTGGGCGTTTAGCGATGGATGGAATCCGCAATTTAAAGGAAATAATGTCGAATGGGGGCAGGCCGCCGAAGCTTGGTTGCGTGATAGATGGTTTCCAATCTGTAACGTAAGGGGCAGCAACTTTGATTTCCGCACGTCGCTTTTTCTTTTCGGTTGTTCCATGGACGTTGACGGGGACCAACTCGTCATCCTGACAACTTCAAGGGATGGTTTTCCGCTTTTGCAATTTGTGGCAGCGCATCGAATCGGCCAACGCGACACAGTGGAAAAGGAAGTTAAGAGCGGACGTTATCGCGGCTTAAATATTAACGACGGCGTTATTACTTCGTCCATTGGCCGGCCCGTGGCCTATCGAATCCTGGGAGACAGCCCCGAGGATGATGCCGACATTTCCGCGCAATCTTCTTTGCTGCTTTGCGAGCCGGAATGGATTGACCAAACGCGAGGCATTCCGCGCATTGCCCGCACCGTTTTGGACAATCTGGATTTGCAGGATATTGATTTTTACCTAAAGCGGGCGGTCAAGTTAGACAGCGCACAGGGCATCTTGCATTACACGCCCACCGGGGAACCAGACAACACAACGCCGCTCTTACTAAACGCCGAGGAAGAAATCTTTAACTCTGCGGGTGCAACCGGGACAGCCCCGACAAATGGCCTTGTAATTGAGCAACTGGCGGGCGGTGAAATCAATTACATGAAAGCTGGAAGCGGGGAAACCATAACGCCTTTCCGGACAGACCGCCCACACGCAAATGTCGAAAACTTTATTTCCCGCATGGAACGCCGCTGCCTTTACGCGGTGGGATGGCCCATGGAATTGCTTGACCCCTCCAAAGTCGGCGGTGCGTCGGTTCGTTTGATTCAAGACCTGGCTCGCAAATCAATTCGCTCCCGGCAAAACACGGGCGAAAAGTTAGCACGTCTGGCGGTTGCGTGGGCCGTATCGAAGGCCATGGAACTTGAACTTATTCCCGCAAATTACGAAGACCAATGGTGGAATTGGAGCTTTACCCGCCCAGCTTCAATCAGTGTCGATAATGGCAACGAAGCCAGCGCAGACCGTGACGGCCTAAAGCTCGGCACAACTTCGTTTTCTGAAATCGCCGCCAAGAAAGGCCAAGACTGGATTGAGACTCGCGAGCAAATCCAAAAAGAAACCGAAGACCTTCTTTCCAGGGCGCAAGGCCTGGCAAAGCGTTTCGACATTTCTTTCGACAAGGCCCTTGACCTATTGAGCCAGCGCGGCCCTAACCCAGTTGCCGCCCCAGTGCCGCAAGTTGACAACTCGCACGTTTAAAAATGATTCATCGCATTTTAACGAAGGTTTTTGAGACGCCTTGGGTAATCCGCCCCGAGACTCATTCCGCCATCCAGAAAGTTATTTCGAGCAAGATTCAGCGCGGGCAAATCCAGGACACCGAAGATGACGGCGACCCGTTAAACCAGGACGAGCCTTTGGAGTATGTTCCAAACGCCGCTTCAATTTCCATAATCCCGGTTTTCGGAATCCTCGGAAAGCATCTCAGCGGATTGGAAACAGCTTGCGGGGGTTACGACGTTGACGCGCTGGCAGCGCAGTTGAAGACCGCCAGAGATAACCCGAAAGTCGCTTCAATTGTTATCTGGTTCAATTCGCCCGGGGGAACCGTTACCGGAATTCCAGAGACAAGCGCACTCATTGCCGAGATTGACGCAATAAAGCCCGTTTACGCTTTCACAGATGGGCAAATGTGTTCGGGCGCGTATTGGCTCGCTTCGCAATGCCGTTCAATCATCGCCACAGAAAGCGCAGACATTGGCTCGGTCGGCGTTTATCTCGCATTGCTTGACGAGACAAGGGCCATGGAAATCGAAGGCGTTAAAGTAAACGCGATTTATAAAGGCGATTTCAAACTTGCGGGAGCTTCCTTCAAGCCCCTTACCGATAGCGAAAGAGCAATGTTTCAGGAAGGCGTTGACCGCATTTACCAGAAATTTACAAGCGCAGTTACGAGCAAGCGCACAATTGATTCTCAGTTTTTGCAAGGGCAGGTCTTCGATGGGGAACAGGCGGTAACGAATAACTTCGCCGATGGCTTGGTAAACAACGTTGACGAATTCCTTGCGCTGATTCAGGGCAAGTTGACAACCAATTAAGAAGTAAGATGGCATTTAATATTTTCAAAAGTTCCAAGGAGCTTGAACAGGTGAAGGCCGATAACGCCGCGCTCGTTAGCAACCTTGCCGAAAAGGAAAAAGAATTAACCGAGGCTCGTTCGCTGGCTCAGCAATTGACTGACAGCAATCTTGAACTTGGCAAAGAAATTGAGGGACTAAAGGGACAAGTCGAAACAGCCAAGAAATCGGCGGGCTTACAGGCCGCGCAGACTTTGGCCGCAATCGGAATCCCCGAAGGCACAGTGAAGGAATCCGTTAGCGCGGACCCGACGGCAGAAGAAATCTTCGCACAGTATCAGGCTTTGCAAAAGACAGACCCCGCCGCCGCTACAAATCTTTACAGGCAGCACCGCGCCAAGTTCATCAAAACCCTAAACCACTAATTTTATGGCAACCAGCAACACATTAAATGGTCTTTCTTTGACCGTTATCGCGCAAGAAAGCTTGAAAGCTCTTTTGCCCAAAATGCCTCTTATCGGCGCTTTTACGACTGACTTTAGTTCAGACGTGCAGGCAGTCGGGGCGGCTGTTTCAACTCGCGTTCCTTCCGCGCTTACAGCGCAAGCAACCGCAACGGTCGGTTACAGTGGGCTAAACGCCACTTCAACCGCGAAAACAATCACGCTCGACCAATGGCCTAACGTCACGGTCGGTTTTAACGACAAAGAAGTTTCAACGATTTCTTTGGGCATGTTGCAAAAGACCTTTATCGGACCTTTGGTCAACGGAATTGTTTCAAACGTAATGTCTGGCGTTCTCGCTAACGTTACCACTGGAAACTTTCCCGCCACACTTACGGGTTTGACAACGGCGAACTTTAACGCCGCCAAGATTGGCGACGCAGTTACGACCCTAAACACAAACAACGCGCCCGACAGCCAGCGCAATGTGATGTTGACGCCTTCTTATTACGGCGCACTCGGCAAAGATACTTCGCTCGCTTTGGCTTACGCTTACGGCGGGTCGGAAGTTATTCGTGAGAACAAAATCCCGCACGTCTATGGCGCGAACATTCTTTATTACAACAATATTCCCGCAGGACAGGCCAACGAAGGAAAAGTCGGTTTTGTTTGCAGTCCGGACGCTTTGCTTATCGCAAGCCGCCCGCCCGCAATTCCGGCTAACTTCCCCGGTGACATTGTAAACGTCACAGACCCAGACTCACAGTTCACCTTGCAGCTTCGTACGTGGTATGACGCTAACAACGGCGTAACTAACATCGCCGGAACCGTTCTTTTCGGAACAGCGGTCGGTAACTCTGGCTCACTTGTCCGCGCAGTTACGGGCGTTATCTAATCCTTTCGGTAAAGGAATCAAGAGGCGGGGTTTATCCCTTGCCTCTTTTTTTTATCCATAAATATGAGCGCACTATCTGAAACCATTTCAAACGATTTGCAGACAATCGCGGGCGACTTGGGGAACCCGTTTTTTACGTGGAATTCCGAGGATTACGAATGCTGCCCGGGCTCTGCGGGTCAATCGGCCTTCCTTTCAGAGGGCGGTTTT